AAGCACAAATTTCAGAAAATCAGAAAATTGTGCAGCAGATGCATGCGACTGAATGAGGTTGTTACCTGGTTCGACAGCAGAGAAGAGGCAGTGCAGGGAGCTATCGAGAACGGCGTCAAGCCGGAACAGGCTGAGACGATGCCTAAGAGCGTGACGTTCATTGCAAGTACGCTGCATGACAACAAAATTCTGATGAAGAATGACCCAGGATATTTAGCAAACCTGCAGGCAATGGCTCTCGTACAAAGAGAACGACTACTGCATGGCAACTGGAAGATCAAAGCTGCCGCAGGCTTGATGTTCAAGCGAGTAAAGGTAAATATGCTGGAAGAAATACCGCCCGATGTTATCAAGTGGGCGAGAGGCTGGGACCTTGCGGCGACATCTGAGGATGAAAAGGGAGACCCGGCATACACAGCAGGCGTGCTGATCGGAAAGAGAAGAAACGGACGGTACATTGTGGCCGACGTTATCAATCGCCGGTTGAGTTCGTCCGATGTGAGAGAAATTATAAAGCAGACCTGCATAGCCGACAGGGCGAAATACGGAAGGGTAGCAACAAGGCTTCCGCAGGACCCAGGCCAGGCAGGTAAAGACCAGGCACAGAGTTTTATGAAGCTCTTGGCCGGTTTTACTGTTAAGTGCATTCAAGAGTCCGGAGACAAGGTAACGAGAGCAGAACCGTTCTCAGCACAATGGTTAGGACTTGAAGGCATGGATAAAGGCAATGTCGATGTGCTGATTGCACCGTGGAATGAAGAGTATTTCAACGAGTGTGAGAACTTCCCACAGTCCAAATTCAAGGATATGGTGGATGCAAGTTCGTCAGCATTTACGGAGTTAGAGAGTGGTGCTACATACTCAGCACCGCCTAAGGATAGCCAGTTAGGCAAGAGCAGTTATTGGAATAAGTGAGGTGAGAACAGATGGCTAACAAAGAAATCGGTCGCATAGGTCAGCGACGCTACGGAGGAACAATCTACGAAGAGTTCCTTCACGAACTGAGAGGCACACGAGGAATAGAGGTCTACCGTGAAATGTCTGAGAATGACGATGTGGTAGGTGCGATCCTCTTCGCTATCGAGATGCTGGTAAGACAGTGCGACTGGAATGTAGAGCCGGGAGGCGACACCGCAAAGGACAAAGAGGCTGCAGAGTTCGTAGAAAGCTGTATGCACGATATGCAGGACACCTGGACGGACACAATTTCGGAAATCTTATCTTTCCTCACTTACGGTTGGAGTTTCCACGAGATCGTGTATAAGCGCCGTATGGGAAATACGAAGAACCCAACCACGAAGAGTAAATACACGGATGGTTTGATTGGATGGAAGAAGTTGCCTATCAGAGCGCAGGAAACGCTCTACAGATGGGAATACGACAACGAGGACAATCTGCTGGGAATGACTCAGATGCCGCCACCGGACTTCGGAACGTACACGATACCAATGAGTAAGGCGTTGCTGTTCCGTACAAAGAGCAGGAAGAACAATCCGGAAGGGCGAAGTATTCTGAGAAATGCCTATCGATCCTGGTACTTCAAGAGACGAATCCAGGAGATTGAAGGTATCGGCATTGAGAGAGACCTTGCAGGGCTCCCGGTAATGCACGCCCCGGAAGGTTTGGATATTTGGGATGATGCAATCGACGAGAATAAGCGCACCCGCATCGCCCTGGAAAATATGGTAAAGAGCATTCGCCGAGACGAGATGGAAGGTGTTGTACTTCCTGCAGGCTACGAGTTGGAGCTGTTAAGTTCCGGCGGTACCCGACAGTTTGACACGAATGCGATTATCAACCGCTACGATACCCGAATTGCAATGACGGTGTTAGCGGACTTTATTTTCTTAGGGCATTCAGAGACCGGTTCTTGGGCGTTGAGTTCCGATAAGACAGAGCTGTTCGCTATGGCGATTGGCGCATTCCTGGATATGATCTGCGAGACGTTCAACAGCCAGGGCATTCCGCCGCTGATTGACATTAACGGCGAGCATTTTGCAGGCATCACGGAGTACCCGAAGATGTCCCACGGCGATATTGCGGATGTGGATGTAACGAAGGTTGCAGCATTCATCAAGGATATGACCGGCATCGGAATCCTGGTACCGGACGACGGACTGGAAGATTACATTCGCCAGGTCGGACACCTGCCGGAGAGAACAACGGACGACAGGACGATAGACCAGCGGCGTAAGCAACAGGCAGAGCAGAACCAGCCACCGGAACCTGAGACAGCCGCAGGAAGCGATGAAAACGGCGAGGGCGAAGAAATCCCCGATAATGTGGTGGAAGCTGCTAAACGGCGATTAGGAAGGAGCGGTGCAAATGGCAATAAGGTTCATACGGCCAAAGCGAATACGCAAGGCAAAGACACCGGGCAGTCAAGAAGTCCTACGCAGACTTGAAGAGTACCTGCAGAACGAATGTGACGAACCGGTTGAAATCCTATGCGGGTTTTGGCAGGATCAGCAGGATGCCATCACGTACCAGGAACTCCGAAAGGCAGTAGCGGACGGAAGCCTCAGCAAAGAGACATTAGAGGCTTGGCAACAGGATTACTCAGTGCTTGTTGCCGAGAGATTACAGTCAATGTGGACGCAGGCAATAGCAGCGGGACCAACCGGGCAACCAATCCTGGACGGTCTCGCTTTTGAGTTTAACACTCAGACACCTGGCGTTCTCGACTGGATCAGTGAAAGAGGAGCTGAGTTTGTTACCCGATGCACAGAAGAACAGAAGGACGCAATAGCGGCACTCCTGGAAAAGAAAATGAGAGAGAGCCATACAGTAGATGAACTGGCAAGGCTCATTCGTCCATGCATCGGTCTGACAGAGGGTGACGCAAGAGCAAACGCCAGGTATTATGACAATATCGTGGCTACGATGCGAAAAGAGCATCCGAGAATGAAGATTGAGAGCATCCGCCGGAAGGCATTGGACGCTTCTCAGAAATATGCAGAGAAACAGCACCGGGCCAGGGCATTCACAATCGCTCAGACCGAGAGTGCTTTTGCTTATAACCGTGGAGCCGATGAAGGCATACGCCAGGCACAGGGCGAAGGGTATCTTGGAACGATGGTAAAGAGATGGAGTACATCCGGAGACGATTCGGTGTGCGACATCTGCAATGCACTGGAAGGTACTGAGGTAGATATGGACTCCGACTTTGATTTCAAAGGAAAGGTTCTGTTTGCAGGACAACATATGTTACCACCTGCACACCCGAGATGTGCCTGCGCTATCGAGTATATCGAAGTGGCTGCACCGAGAGGAAGGAAGTGAGAAAGTGAAGAAGTTCTCTGATTTCATCAAGAAGTCTGCAGAACCGCAGAAGAAAGAGCCTGCCAGCAATGTGATTAAAGGCAGGTTTAAGATTGCCAAGTCCGACGACGACAAACACCTGGCATTTGGCTGGGCGAATGTGGCTATCCGTGCTGACGGAGAAGAGATTGAGGACTGGCAGGAGGACATCATCGAGCCGGAAGAACTGGAAAACGCAGCATACCAGTATGTATTACTCTATCGTGAAGGCGGAGAAATGCACGAAAGAGGCGGAGCCGCAGTCCTGGTTGAATCCGTGGTATTCACGGAAGAGAAAATGCAGGCAATGGGAATCCCGGCAGGCACTCTTCCGATTGGTTGGTGGATCGGCTTCAAAGTAACCGACGAGGATGTATGGGAAAAGGTTAAGGACGGCACATATCCGATGTTCTCAATCGAAGGAGAAGCTGAGAGAGTCGAAGTAGAAGATGAAAACACCTTGTAAAAATGGGGCGTATTGAGTTTTTCAGCAGTCTTAACCTTATAATTCCACATACGAGAGCGTAATAAGGGCATAGGTAGTTCACATTATGGAGACAAATCTAAGCAAAAAGAACAAATTGATAAAACAGATCAGCAAGGCATCCGATATGGTGCCCTTTTCTGATTTCCTGCTCGAATTTATGGACCGCTACGGTTTGAATAACCTGCGAGAGTCCACAGTAGAGCAGTTAGAAGAGTTTATCAGCAACAGAAACATCATTCCGGTATTAGGAGAGGCACCGCAAAGGTGTCTTTTTTAATATAAATCTTGCGGAAAGGAGGAAGCAAAGTGGCAACAAAGTTAAAAAATCTCAGAATCAGCAAGGTTGATTTTGTAGATGAAGGTGCAAATCCGGATGCTCACATTAAGCTAACAAAGAGTAAAGGCGAAAAGGGGCAGTCCACAGGAGAGAATGGCGATAAGAATGGTTTTGTCAGCCGATTGTTCGGTTTCATCGGCAAAAAGGCCGGCATGAACCAGGAAGAGATCGACAGTGCAGTAGAGGAAGTTCTGAAAGGCAACTCTGTTAGTTTCAACGAGCGTTTCAATGAAATCAAGAACAGAAAGATTGCTGATGAAATTTGGGATATATGCTACGCACTGCAGGCAAGCCTCTGTTCGATTCTGAATGACGAGGAGCTGGATAGCACCGGCGCAGCAACAGCGATGAATGAGAGCCTTGACGAGTTCACTGCAGTAGTGAAGGAAGCGATTAGCAACTGGTCCGGCGGAAAGGTAATCAACATCGTAAAGAGTGACGAGGTGACGGAGAGTGACCTGGCAATGATGAAGTCTGCGGCTGCAAGGCTGAATGACAACATCGAGAAGGCACAGACCGCCGCTGGAAAGCCTGCCGGAGAAGGAGACGATCCGGAGGTAGACGCAGAGGACAAAAAGGACCAGGGCAAAAAGAAACAGTCGAAAGGAGACAACGAAGATATGAAGATCGACAAGAGCAAAATGACCCAGGCTGAGCTTCTCATTCTCGAAGATATTGAGAAGAGATACGGCGTGGCAGACGACCCGGCTCAGACAGAGCAGACTCCGGAGGGAAAACCTGCGGTAACAAAGTCTGTTGAGAAGCCTGAGCAGAACCAGGAAACACCTGCAGATGGCGAGGACATCTACAAGGGACTCAATCCTGCTGTTAAGGCAGAAATCGAAGCACTCAGAAAGTTCCGTGAGGATGCTGAGAACAGAGAACTTGAAGCCGTAGCAGGCAAGTATGAAATCATCGGCAAGAAGAAAGAGGAGCTTGTACCTATGCTCAAATCTCTCAGAGCTACCGGTGGAACTGCATACAACGATATGATCGCCGTTCTTGATGCCACCGTGGAAGCGGTCAACAAGTCCGGCGTTTTTTCTGAGGTAGGCAAGTCCGGCCACGGCTCTGTGCACGTAAGTGATGCAGAGGGCAAGATCGAAGGCATCGCCAAGAGCTATATGCAGAAAGAACCTTCCATGAGCTATACGGATGCGCTGGCTAAGGCTTGGGAAGATAACCCGGACCTTATGGACGCATACGACGCTGAGGAAGGATTTTAAGGAAGGAGGAAAAGACCATGGCAAAGAGAAACTTCAACGGCTCACAGATTAACCAGTCTGTGACAATCGCAGAGCAGGCCGGTGCTGCTATCGACGATGTGAGAAACCTCATTCTCAAATATGACGAGAATGGAGATGTGGTCGTAGCAACCGACGGCACAGCACCTATCGTAGGCATTGCAATTATTGAGGCAGGCTATAACGACATCTCCGGAGCAGAGTCCGGAAAGGTTGCAAAGGGCGACCAGGTAGATGTTCAGATTAAGGACATCGGCTACATTCTTGCTGGCGGAGCCATCAAGAAGGGCGAAGAGGTAACTGCAACCGCAGGAAAAGCAACAAAGGCAGCTGACGGAGATTATGTGATCGGCGTGGCGCTCAGCAATGCAGCTGAGAATGACTATGTTAGAGTTCAGATTTCCAAGTATCAGAAGAATGCCGCAAAATAAAGAAGGAGGAAATGGTAAATGAAAAGAACAACGAAAAGCATCCAGGCAGAAATCGCAAAGGGTGCATTTAGACCGCACACAGCGCTTTCAACAATGGCGCTGGCTTACTATCAGCAGGAAACAACATCTTTTGCAAAGAATATGTTTCCTGTTTGCCCGGTGCAGCTGTCCTCTGACAATTACTATGTATTTGACAAAGAGGATTTGTTACGTGATAACTGGAATAGAAAACCGGCATACGGTTCAGTTGACCCGGCAGTAATCTCAGAGCATACAGAGAACTATGCCTGCCACGTAGATCAGATGATGATGGGTATTGATAATATCCGTCAGACAGACCTTAACCGCAGACAGGGACCTCACACCAAAGACCCACGCCAGCAGAGAACTAAGGTGATTGCAACACAGGCAAACATCCACCAGGATGCAGAGTTTTCAAAATCTTTCATGCGCAAAGGAGTATGGAAAAACGAGGCAACAGGCACCGATTCCGTGTCTGTTACATCCGGACAGTTTATCAAGTTCAGCAACGGAAACAGTGACCCGATCGCTTTCTTCCAGAACAAAATGACTGAGATCAATGAGGAAACCGGCCGCACCCCTAACAGACTTGGATTGGGTGTAAACGTCTACAATGCGTTAAAAGAGCACCCGGCAATCCTCGAGAGGGTAAAATACGGCGGTTCTACTCCTAACCCGGCAAAAGTAAATCTTAACGTACTGGCACAGCTCTTTGAAATTGACAGAATTGTCCTCGACAGAACTGTTCAGAACAAAGCTGGATTAGGACAGAATGCAGATATGGGATATATCGGGGATCCGAACTCATTCCTGTTAGCATATGCGACAGACACACCTTCCGTCGAGGAGCCTTCTGCAGGTTACATCTTCACATGGGATATGCTGGAGAATGGAATTTTGCTTCCGATTCTGAATTATCCTGGCGCACCGGGAACACATTCAGAGCTCGTTGAGGGTCTTATGGCATACGACATGAAGAAAACCGCAGATGATCTCGCATTCTTCGGTTGCGACGCTGTATAAGGAGGTTCGCCATGAAATTGATTGCAAAGAAACGCTGCAGTTATGGCGGCAGAAAATTCTTCGCAGGGGATGAAATCCCGGCAGACATTGTGTTAAATGTCGAGAGGGAAGAAAAACTCGGCGTAATCTCAATCGCAAATGACGAAGCAGGGGTACCGGAACAGTCCGGTGCCCTTTATTCGCAGGAGCAGGTGGACGAGATGATCCAGTCCGCAGTCGCAGAGCTTAAACCGTTCGACTCCGACAATGCCGGTTTTACCGTGACAGTCAAGGGCGAGGGTGACAATGTGACGGCGGTTTCCTGCAGTGCAGAGGATATTCAGTCTGTGGTCGATGTACTGCAGATGAATGCGGACGATGGTGCAAAGGCAGTAGCCAACGTACAGTCCGACAGCGTTCTGATTTTGATTCACGCCTTAGACACACGCGCTACGGTCAAGAAAGCGGCTCAGAAACAGCACGACACTTTATTCTCCGCTGACGGCAATTCAAACGAATCCGTAGGCGGTAACGCAACCACAGACAGCATTACGGAGGGAGCTGATACCTAATGTCAAAAGGTGCATACACATATGAGCCGGGAAACATCACGGAGTTTGGCAAAGACCGTATGAGGTTTGAACTTGGAGACACGATGGTAGAGGGCCTGGCAGATACGACGGCATTGACCGACGAGGAGATACAAGCAGCAATCGACGCATACCCGAATAAGTGGAAGCGTGCGAAGCTGATGCTTCTTGAAAGTTTGTGCCGTCGTTTTGCGTATGAGGTCAACACAAAGACCGGTCCTCTCAGCCTGGATATGAATGGCAGGGCGAAACTTTGGAAAGAAGATTACGACAAGCTGAAAAAAGAGGTCCAGGCAGAATCAGTGTCAGTGCCACGGTTCGGAAATGGGGTAGATGGTCCGCCTTACTTCCATACCGGAATGCACGAAAACGAGAGGGTGTGGAACGGATGATAAATGCGAGATTTATGTATTTAAGGCCGGGAAACTTATTCAAGGATTTTGTTGTCGAGTCAAATACGCAGGTTGTAACAGCGAGCGGAAGGGTAGTAAACGACCCGAAAGGAGACGGCTCAAAGATCATCAGAGGATGTCTTGCCGAGTCCACGAAGGAACAGAAGGAATCTCATTCAACGAGAGACCGTGTTTGCACCCATACGATTGTGCAGGCGGGAAGTCCGGAAGCAAAGAAGTCCGATAAACTCATACTCGGAAATCGCACGTTTTACATCATCGACCTGGACGAGGTGGGTAGCTTGGGTATATCCACAATCTACTACGCCGAGGAAAGGAAGGATGTCAAGTGAAACTGTGGAACGATGGAAAAGCAGGGAGCGCAGGAAGTGCCATAAGGGCAACAGTCAAAGGACAGGTAGCCAAAATCAACCGGCAAGTCGTAGCCAGGGGCGTTAGGGCAGTGAATGCTATGAGAAACGCAGAACTGGAAGTGCTAAAAGGTCAGAGAAGCGGGCGAACATATCGCAAGCCGCACAGCAAAGCGACCTACACAGCTTCGGCACCAGGAGAACCACCGGCAAGACGTACAGGAAATCTCCGTATGCACTGGAATGGCCAGGTAAAGAGCGAAGGCAGTACCGCTGGTGGCGGAGTCCAAATCATTGCAGAGCTGGAAAGCCAAGAGAAGTATGCTGGCTACCTTGAAAACGGAACGAAGAAAATGGCAGCAAGACCATTCGTAGACAAGATCAAGGAGAAGGCAACCCCGGAAATTGAGAAAATTTACAAGGAGCCGTATGGCTAAGGAGGCATGATATATGGCACTGGTAGTAGAACAGCCGATAGCAACCTTCGATTTGAGTGAGATTGCCAGGGGCGATTTGGTCTATGGCAAGCATCGCACATGGCCGGAAGGTAAAGCCGGATTTGTAACATCAGCCACCGAGAAGGAGCTGATCGTCCAGTATCATCCGGGTATCGGCAATGTAACTAATCACTTTCGGATTCCCATTGATGAAGCGGTAGACGCTCAGTGGGAAATCCGATATTCACACGATATGTCGGAGGTCAAGACCTACGGCATCGAAAAGCAGGACACTGAGGAAGGAGCGACAGAGTGAAGCTGGAAGAACTGATTCAGAAAAGGTTCGTCAGTACGGCAGCACTCGCAGAGAGGCTTACAACCTACAACGGTGTGCCTGCTGTTTTTAGTCCGGAAGCACCGGGCGACGAACAGGATGGGTGGGGCGGTGAAACGCAGTACCCTATGGTAACTTACAACTACGACCTGCAGGCAAACGAAGAACGAAACAGTGCCGGTAGTCTTTCGGTATCGATATTCTGTCAGAACACAACAGATGTATTCCCGGAGGACATAGCGCCTATCGTGAAGGAATGCCTGCGTGATGTGATCCTTCTTCCGGAAGGCGGTACGCCGTACTGCTTTACCTGGGCGAGGACGGATGCGTTCACTATGGGCGAGGATGCAGGAAAAGCCGGTGTTGTAATCGGCTGTGAAGTCAGATTTGACATCTTGGAATATCCGTCTATGGAAACGTCCGACCCGGACCCAGTAATGGCGGTTGATAAGTATATCAAGGAATTGTACCCGAAATGCCTGGTGATGGGGTATGACCGGATGGAGGAGATAACCGAAGCCTCAGCGGATCAGCCGGTGGTTTACTGCAGACTGATTTCATCTGAGAAGCAGGAAGAAACGAATACAGTAGCTTGGATGGACGGTAGAATTGCCGTCCATGTTTTGTGCCCGGAAAGCACAGTGAGATTGAAGATGGCCGCAGATATTGCCAACCACCTGTCACTCGACGGAGAGGTAATTATGCTGGACCATTCGCCTATGTTCATCAAGAGACTGCAGGTGAATTACAAATCTGACTACTTGAAGGAAGGCCAGGTATTCATCACAGGTCACTATGGATTGCTTAGGTACAAGGCTAAGCCTCACGTGCTTATGGCAGCTCATGGAAATTACAGTTAAGGAGGTAAAGCATGGCTAAGGAAACAGCAACTCCGGCACCTGCTGAAACAAAGGCAGAAAAGAAGCCGGAGAAAAAGGCCCCTGCAGAGTCCGTTTACACAGTAAGCGAGCTTGCAGGCAACGCAAGAAGCGTATTCGGCACAATGCAGGAATGCGTTGTAGCCGCTCTGAAAACTGACGGCAAAGCCGAGTACACAGTATCAGAGGCAAAGGAAATTGTAAGCAAGTTCTTACAGAAGGAGGTTAAGTAGAAATGGCAGGAACATTCATTTTAGGCGAAACTAAGGTGCGTCCTGGTACCTATTTCAACATTCAGAAGAAAGGCGGAAATGCCGCTGCTGGCGTTATGAATGGTGTTACCGCAGTAATCTTCCGTGCAGATTTCGGTCCTCTCAACGAGGCAATCGAGTTATCTGCAGAGGATGGCTACGAAGGAACATTCGGTACCGCACTTACTACGGACGCAATGAAAGAGGCAATCGCCGGTGGCGCAAAGACGATCATCGCCTGCAGAGTCGGTAACGGCGGCACTCAGGGCAGTATCAAGTTGCAGGACAGCGAAAGCACAGATGCAGTAAGCATCACAGCAAAATATCCAGGAGCAAAGGACTTTGTAGTAACAGTCCGTGAAAAGCTCTCAGACAGCACTCTCAAAGAGTGCATTTTTTATGCCGGTACAACAGAGTTTGAGAAGGTGGAATTTGCCGCCGGAACAGACGAAGCTAATGCCCTTGTGGATGCACTGGCATCTTCCAAGAATTTCAAGGCAGAGGTTATCAAGTCCGGCACCGTAACATTACAGAACGTGTCTCAGTCCCAGTTTACAAAGGGAACTGATCCGCAGGTAACGAATGGGGACTACTCCAATGCGTTTAAGCAGGTAGAGGCGTATGAGTTTAACACAATCTGTGTCGATACCGAGGACACTTCGGTACATCTGCTTCTGCAGAGCTTCATCAATCGTATTTTTGATGCGGCATCTCTTACACAGGCGGTCGTTGCTGAGAAGCACACGGTAGACTTGGAAACAAGGGAAGCACACGCCGCTTCATTCAATGACGAGAAGATGCACTACGTTCTCAATGCCCATGTGAATGAGCAGGGTACGGAGATCGACGGTTATCAGACTGCAGCACGTATTGCTGGTATGATCGGCGCAGTAGCGGCAAACTCTTCGCTCACTCATACAGTAGTCAGCGGCTTCTCCGAGACCAAGGAAAAGCTGACAAACACTGAAATGATTGCTGCAGAGAAGAAAGGTTGCCTGGTACTCAGCTATAACAAGGCTAAGCAGGTGTGGATTGATAATGCAATCAATACCCTCATTACGCCGAAGGACAACCAGGACGATGGCTGGAAAAAGATTCGCCGTGTTAAGACTCGTTTCGAGCTTATCAGACGTATCAATACCACCTCTGACAACCTGGTAGGCAAGGTAGACAATGATACCAACGGTCGAGCAACTGTAATTTCTCAGCTGCAGGCAGTCGGTGATGCAATGAGAGAGGAAGGCAAGCTGGTAGCCTGCACAGTAAGCGAGAGTTCTGCTTACACAGCAGACGGAGACTCCGCATGGTTCGACATCGATGTGATCGACAAGGATTCTATGGAGCATATCTACCTCAGTTTTATTTTCCGTTTCAGCACCAATGAGTAGAAGGAGGTAAAAAGCGATGATTAGAAACGAGAGAGCCGCCGGTGATTCAAGACACGCACGTACCGGTAAGGACGGAGCGTTCTACAGTGAGGACGGCGTTTTACTTGCGACCGTTGATACGTTCACTTCCAACGTGAACTACAACAATGCTAAGTACAGTGTGCTTGGAGATGCACAGGAACATGAGACAGCCAACACATTTGCTGTCAGCCTCACGATGTCTCAGATCGTAGTAGAGGACGACCAGTTCTTTGTAGAGGTCATGGAGGCATTAGAGACTCAGATCCCGCCGCACTGGAACTTCCAGGGTTCACTTCTCGGACGTAATGGTTCTGAGGAGCGTGTGGTTTACAAGGAGTGTATTCCTTCCGGACAGATTGACATTCAGAATGTCACTGTCGGCGATGTTATCAAGAGAAACTGGAACTTCTTTGTCAACAGACCGCCTAAGTTACAGTCGTTACTCGGCGTAGACAGATAAGGAGTACCACATACGAAACCAGTAGGGGAACCGGAGCGGTTCCCCTTTATTTAATCAAAAAGAATTGGAGGACATTCAAATGGCTAAAGAATTTGTAAAAGGCGTAACAGTAGGCGAGGCAACAGCTGAGGAGAATACTCAGCCTGCAGTAAGTACAGTGAAGACAAACGAAGAGGAAACAAAGCAGGTAATCAGAGCGAATGAGGAGGACTTCATCGCAGGTCTGATTGCGGCTGCAGATTTCGCTTCCGATGAAGAGGAAACACAGAGAATTGAGATTGTCAGAAACGGCAAGCTCGCTTTTGCATTCTCTATCAGACCTCTCGGCTCAGAGGAGTACGACAAGTGCCGTAAGAAATTTACAAAGTATGTTCGTAATAAGCAGCTCGGTATCAAGATGCCGGAGGACACAGACCGTATCAAGTACCAGTCAGCAATCATCCACAAGGCGACTATCGCAGAGGATAGAGAGAAGTTATGGGACAACAAGAAGGTATGGCAGGCGCTTGAAAGCAAAGGATTTCAGATTATGTCCGGCCTGGATGTAATCGAGTACACCCTTAAAGCGGGCGAGAAAGACCGTATTATTGATGCGATCGACACCCTCAGCGGCTACGAGAGCAACATTGAGGAAGTAGCAAAAAACTAATTGAAGCCGGGGGCAAGATGTGCTTGTTGCATCACATATTCCAAAAGACAGGAATAACCCCCGATGAATTTTACGAGAAACCGAAAGGCGTGCAGGCGTTCATGCTTGCGTCTATGCGGACAACCCTAGAATCACAGAAAGGAGGTAATGACGGTGGCGGAAACACTTAGAATCGAAATTCCTATTGAGACGGTCGATAATACCGATCCGGGAGTCTCCAATGCTACGAAGAAATTCGAGAAAATGGAACGAGCGGCCAATAGTGCGAATAGTTCAGCCAAGAAAGCGAGCGACACAGTTTCCAAGTTTGACAAGCAAGCTCAGAAAACCGAAAAGAGCCTGGCAAGCTGGGCGAAAGAAAAGTACGAAGTCCTGCTTGAAGCGAAGGAACGAATCAGTCCGGTACTCTCTACGCTGGGTAATGGGTTAAGGAGTTTTGCAGGGAAAACGTGGAGCGTTACAATGCGAGCGATTGACCTCATAACCTCCCCGGTTCGAGGGATCATAAACCTGTTGAAAAATCCGATTTTCCAAGTCGGAGCGGTCCTGGGAGTCAGTATCGGTCTGAAAGACACGATAGAGACATACAAGGACTTCGAGGCCGCAATGTCACAGGTCCAGGCTATAAGCGGAGCCACCAGCACAGAGCTTGTCAAACTGACGAATAAGGCGAAGGAAATGGGAGCAACCACGAAATTCACAGCCGAAGAGTCGGCGCAGGCGTTTAATTACATGGCGATGGCTGGATGGAAAACCGACGATATGCTGAATGGTATCGAAGGTATTCTCAGCTTGGCAGCAGCTTCCGGAGAAGATTTGGCAACGACATCCGATATTGTTACGGATGCGCTCACGGCGTTCAATATGAAAGCCGGTGATGCCGGACACTTCTCAGATGTTTTGGCGGCGGCTGCATCAAATGCGAACACGACAGTCTCCGGAATGGGCGAGACTTTCAAATATGCAGGCTCTATGGCAGGATCGCTCAGTTACTCCATAGAAGATGTTGCCCTTATGACAGGCTTAATGGCAAATACTGGAATTAAGGGAACAATGGCCGGTACGGCACTCAACTCAATATTCACGAGATTATCGACGAACACCAACGGAGCGGCTGATGCTATGAAAGACTTAGGCATCAGCTTTTTTGATTCCAACGGACAAGCCAGGGATTTATCCGATGTGATGGGTGAGTTAAGGACGGCTACGGCAGGTATGACGGCTGAGCAGAAGTCAAACCTGGCAAATACAATCGCAGGAACACAGGCACAGAAAGGTTTGCTTGCTATCTTGAATGCCACAGAAGAGGACTATAACAAGTTGGCAGACGCCATCAACAATGCAGACGGAGCGGCAGCGAATATGTCTGAAACGATGATGGATAACCTGCAGGGCTCTATCACGTTACTGCAGAGCGCAGTAGACGGAGTGAAAATCTCATTTGGCGAGAGACTATCTCCATACGTGAGAAGCCTGGCAGACTGGCTTACCGATCAGATGCCAGCGGTTGAATCCGGTCTTGATGAAATGATGGACTGGGTAGATACAAAGGTGGACCGCATGAAGAAGAAATTCCACGACTTAACAGAGTCGGAAGAATGGAAAAACGCAGATTTCCTCGGCAAGGTGAAACTGAGCTGGGATGAATTTATTGCTGATCCGTTCAAGGAGTGGTGGGACACCAAAGGAAAAGCAAAATTTGCTGATTTCGCCGGAGACATCGGAAAAGGCATCGGCAGCGGAATTAAGATCGGCGTTATGACAATGCTCGGTATTGACATCTCGGAAACATTCGACGAGGGAACCAGTATCGGAGCGTCGTTCGCCAAAGGCTTCTCAGAGGGATTTGATTTCGATGCCGTATCTGCGAAGTTGATGGACGGACTCGGTAATTTGGTATCAAATGCGGGCAAACTGCTTCCTGGCGGTAAGTCTGCAGATTTGTCGTCTGTATTCTCAGCGGTATTGCTCGGTAAGATTGCCAGTCCGTTTATCAGTCTTGGCAAGGGAGCAATCAGCCTGGGAAAAGCAGGAAAGACAGTATTAGGTTCGGGAACCGGAGAGATGGGACTTGGGGCAGCAATGCTTGGTTCGTCTGCAATGGGTACCGGACTTCTCGGAAAGTCGGCAATGCTGGCAATCAACCTCGGAGCAGGAAACCTGGCCGGGGGAGCATCACTAAGCGCAGGAGCTTTATCTGCAGTCGGAATGGGTGCAGGAGCAGGAGCGATTGCCGGTGGTGCAACGCTCGTAAGTAGTGCAATGGATTTGTATAAATCTATCAAGTCCGACAATAAGGACGAGAAAGCCGCTTACGGTGGTTCAGCCGCTTGGAAAGCAGGCGGCGTAGCAGCTGGTGCGGCGGCAGGTGCAGCACTTGGTTCTGTAATTCCTGGTCTTGGTACAGCGGTCGGTGCTTTAATCGGTGCCGGTGTCGGAGGTATCGCAGGATGGATCAAGGGCAATAAGGTCAAAGAAGAGTACCAGGATAATGTCGAAGAAATGCAGAAGGAAGCCGAGAAAGCTCAGAAGATTTTCCAGGCAACCGGTTTGTCAATCGAAGATGTACGATTTCAGAATAAGGCTCTGCAGGACGCTATGAACGATAGCGAGGTTTCTGCGGAGCAGTTTTCAGCTATGTTCCAGGAAGAGTGCGAAAACGTGGCAAAGAATGCTTTCGGAAAGATTAAGTTATCCCTGGAAGAGGTCAAGAGTATTGCAAGTGATATTACATTCGGCGATATGACGGACGGACTGAACACCTTCACAACAGCAACTAGCGACACACAGCAGGCACTTAGCGACCTGCAATCATCAGTATCGACCTTGAAAAAGGAGAACTGGAAAGTCAGCTTAGGAATGAAACTGGATGAACTGCAGAAGGACGATTACAAGAGTGCAATCGAAAACTTCATCAGCGACAGCCAGTCCTATATTGACAACAACCATTACGAGGCGACAGTCGCTTTGAAACTGCTCACTGGAACCGACGCAGACACCAGCGGTATCGACAGTTACTACGGCAGTATGAAGAAACAGCTGGACGACTTGGGAAAAGAACTCAGCGGAAAAGTGGATATTGCCTTAGAGGATAGCGTTATCAGTCTTGACGAGTCTGCAGAAATTCAGAGCTTGCAGGATCAGATTTCGGCTATCACAGGAAAGATTTCGCAGGCCAGGACGGATGCGGAATTTGACACATTGAAGATTAAGTATTCCGGCGCAGAGCTGGATATGGATAGTTTCAATGCTTTGCAGGAAGAGCTGCAGACGCAGGTAAGCAATGCGTCGGATCAGTACGAGCAGGCACTCACGCTCACGCTCACAAATCTGAACCTGCAGCTGGCAGACGGAGCTATCACGCAGGAAGAGTACGATGCGGCCGTGAAAGAGGCGACCGATGGCTACTACGCCCAGCTGAATGAGATTAACGCAAGAGTATCTTCGTTCAACCTGGAAACGATTGCCGAGGCGTGGGACTCCTCACTTCAAGGTTATATGCCGGAGATTGAGGGAAGCACGAAGGAGAAGTTGGAAACAGCTTTGAACAATGCGTTGCTGGCACACCCGGACGTACAGACTTGGACTGCAGCTGATGTGGCAAGCTGGATGGGATTAGACAAGCTCAATCTCGATACGGCAGGTCAGACGGACATTGCGACTCAGATTTTGCAGACGGCACTTGCGGTACCGGATGGCACCAAAGAGAAGATTATGCAGGATTTCAAAGATTCTGTACCGACTGCAGAGGAAATCAAGGAAGCAATCGACTGGGATTCAATGACTAATGAGGACTGGACGGAACTTATGGAGTCTATCACAGGCCCGACGGAAGGCGAGTCAATCGGCTTGAATACAGAGGATCTGAAAAAGAAGATGTCGGACTACTACGGCGAGTATTTCGAGAGCGTCAAGACGTCCTATTCAGAAGCACTTCACAACGCCCTGGAGAACAGCGGTAGTGAAGAAACACTCAGCACATTCATGCAACAGTATATGCAGGATCAGATGGCCGATTTTGATTTTTCAACGGTCATGGAGAATTACGGTCCTATCTCGAACGAGTATTTTGCTACGCTGCAGTCAGAGTGGCAGACAGCCGGTACAAATCTCGGAACATCACTCAACACGGGAGCGTCAACGAGTCTTACCAATGGCTCGGCGGGATTGAGAACCAGCCTGCAGACCTCTCTTAATACAGCAACGGCAAGTCCGTTCAGCATCAGTCCGACGGTAAACGTAACACCGAAGTACAACCTGTTGACGCTGCCGACAATTCCGACAACGACATCCACACCGGCGAAACACGCTGCAGGTGGTCGAGTTGGTGGCGGCCCTCAGCTGTCATGGTTGGCAGAGGAAGGTTGGGACGAGTTTGTTATCCCGACAAATCCAAGCCGAAGGACAAGAGCACTTGAATTGTACGAGCAGGCAGGCGAAGCACTCGGCGTTTCTAAGCACGCAGAGGGCGGTCGTATAGAAGGCTCAAATTTGAGCGATATGGTATCAGACCATAATTTATTCACTGAGGCGACAAGAAACGCATCCTATGGCTATAACGAAACCACAGAAGGTAATTATGAGGACAACTCAGCAGAAACATTTGCTCCGGTAAGTTCAGAGGTTCCGACCTCTACACCACAGACCGGTCCGATCAGTGTAAATGTTGCGGTAAGCCCGAATTTCCAAATCGAGGCAAAGGAAGGTCAGAGCGAGGAAGATATTGTTGCCGTAATCAGAAGGCACTTAGGCGAGATCGCAGACGAACTTGGCGGAAACATCGCCGACAAGTTGAGTGAGGTATTCGCCAATATGCCAGTATCAAGCACGAAAGGAGCGTAGGCGATGGATATTAAACTGATTCCGGTGGAAAAGGGTTCAAAGTTTACGTTCCCGGCTCTACCCGAAAAGGTACAGGGCAAATATGCAGCCAAGTACCAAAGTTTTGACATCATCTCCCTGGGTACCGTAAAGGTACCTAAGGGGACGGATGTTTCAGAGTTTTCGTGGGACGGTGTATTTTTCGGAGCGTCAAAGAAGAATGAGGCAATCGTCAAAACGAATGCCTGGAAAAGTCCAAACGAGTGTGTGAAAATTCTGAATGACTATATGTTGAATGAGACAGTGCTTACATTGATCGTAACGGAAACGTGGATAAACGTGGATGTTACGATTTCTTCATTTCAGCCGAGACCGGTTGGAGCGTATGGCAATGTCGAGTATTCCATTACGTTTGTGCAGAAGAAACCGCTGAAAATCTACAGCACAAATGAACTGAAAATTGCGGCGTTTGTAAGGAAAACGAAGCCGAGAGCCAGTTCATCATCGAGCGGAGGCAATTATACAGTAGTCTCCGGAGATACGCTGTGGGGCATCGCCTCAAAGAAACTGGGAAGCGGCACCAAGTGGACGAAAATTTACGACACAAACAAGGATACGATAGAGTCCACAGCAAAGAAACACGGAAAGAGCAGTTCGGATCACGGCCACTGGATATGGCCGGGAGAAGTCCTGACAATCCCGGGATAGGAGGCACGCTATGATTGATTTGGCGAAAATCCAGTACCGGGTCGTGGTTATGGACGAAAGCAAGAACCAGTACAACATTAAGGAGTACATTGAAAACCTCGGATGGGAAGAGAACGACGGCGAGTTATCCGTCAGAACCTCATTTGTGGCGAAGAATGATAAGACATCCAAGGGTTATCTGTCGAAGATAATCAAGCCGGGGTGCCTGGTCGGAGTATTCGCAACAGACGGCGCTTCCCAGGACGAGGAAGTAGCACGAGGGTACGTGGAAACGTGGAATCCGGTTGAAAAGAGCGGAGGACATACGCTGAAATGCACCTGCTACGACGAGCTTTACAAGCTGCAGAAGAGCCAGGACAACAGATATTTCCCTTCCGGAACTGGCACAAAGTCGGCGATAGAAGGGATTTTTGATGATTGGGAGATACCGCAGGGATCATATCAAGGACCGAATGCTTCACACGGTAAAACAGTGGAGAATAATAAGTATCTGTCAGACATTATCATCAATCTGCTGGATGATGCAGCGAAGAAAGGCGAGGAGCAATGCTTTGTACAGGCCAGGAAGGGCAAGACATCTGTTATTCCGAGAGGAAGCAATAAGACGGTGTATGTATTCCGGACAGATAATACGCAGATGTTCAGTCAGAGCATAAGTACAGCAGATATGATTACCAGGGTTAAGGTTGTAGGGCAGGCAGACGATGATGGAAGAACCAGCGTTGAAGCCACGGTAAACGGCGAAACAAAGTACGGTATTTGTCAGAGAATTTATACGAGAGGCAAGGACGAAAGCCTTGCGGACGCTAAATCTGCAGCGCAGGAAATCTTAGACGATGAAGGAAAAATCAAGAAGGAGATCAAAGTGCAGTCCCCGGATGTTCCGTTTGTCCGAAAAGGTGACCTGGTGTATGTAATGAGCGAACTGGCCCAGTCGTATTACTACGTGAAGGGCATCCAGCACACGGCAGACACCTACAGCATGACGATGGATTTGGAGCTTGCAGAACCAAAGAAGGAAAAGGCAAGCTCTGAGAAAAAGAAAGATTACAACGTGGGCGACATCGTGAATTTCCACGGCGGAACCCATTACGTGAGCAGCTACCCAGGCTCAAAAGGCTACAAAGCCAGGGCAGGAAAAGCAAAGATTACGATTAAGAACGGTTCCGGAAAAGCGCACCCTTGGCATCTGATCCACACGGACAGCGGAAGCAATGTGTACGGGTGGGTTGATGACGGAACCTTTGATTAAAGGCAGGTGATATAGATGGACCAATTTGACGGACACCCAGGAACAGCAAAACTGGCACAGGTGTTAGATAGGCGAACCTCGCAGAAAACAGAGTCTCCGTTGACTTTGGACTTTGGAGAAATCCAGGCGAACGGAAGTTTGAAAACGAACACATTCCCGGTGCCGATACCGAAGGGAGACTACACGATCTGCAGGCTGGCTGCAGGATTAACACTTTCAACCTCGGAACAGAGCTGGCTCAACAAAGCGCCGTCGGGTGTTCCTCTTCACAGCCACAGTGTAACGATACCGGAAGTGAAAGCAGGAGATCGAGTGCTGGTTGCCTGGATTCAGAGTGAAGCAGTCGTAATCGACGTGATCGAGAAATCATAAAGGAGGCGAGGCAAATGTCACAGCCACTATTTCCGGTTGTTGAGGTACCGGATTTTATCTCGGAGGACAGCCAGTACGACACTCAGTACAAAAGGAGTATGAAGTGGGACCCGGAACTGGGAGACTTCGTGAGAGATGGGGCGCACCGGATCAAGGAATGCGATGGCAAAGAAGCCTTCGCCATTTGGTGTTTTAAGATTGCACAGACAGAGCGGTACCGCTGTTTGGCGTACCCCGATTCAATCGGTACCGAGATGGAATGTGCCATGGATAATGACGATGAAAAAACTGTCGAGTCTATGGTGGAAAGAACAATCACAGATGCGATTATGGTAAATCCCAGGGCAGAAAATGTCCGGGATTTTCAATTTACCTGGGAAGGCGATCAGATGCACGTAACCTTCAAGGTAAAGGGTAGCAACTGGGATGAAGAAATAGAGATTAGCTTGTAAAGGAGGTGGAGAGTATGCAGCCGGAATTTAACAGACCGGAGTTCCTGGAAGGAAACTCGGCAGAGGAAATTCACGAGCGAATGATGAACAACTTGCCGGACGACATCGACGATATGCCGGGTGGTTTTCCGTATGATATGACAATGCCTGCAGCATTGGAAAAAGACGAAATTATCAATTTCCATATCGTAAGGGCACTGATGATTGCGTTTCCGGAATATGCCTGGGATGAATGGCTAGACCTTCACGGTCGCCAGGTGCATCTTACAAGGCACGAAGCGGAACCGGCTTTTGGCTATGTGAAAATCACAGCTGCAGAAGGAACCGAGATTTTATCCGGAACGGTATTCTGTACGGCGGCAACCGAAACCGGCCCGTCGATTGAGTATGCCACCACAGAGGATGCGGTTGTTGGAAGCGAAAGATCAGTGCTTATACCGGTATCAGCGGTTGAAGCAGGCACAGGTTCTAATGTAGCGGCGAATACGGTCGTGCTGATGATGGTACCCGATAAGAATGTGACCGAGATTAACAATCCGGAGCCTATTCGTGGCGGTACTGAAAGAGAGACAGACGATGATTTTTACGACAGGATCGCCGCAGAGTACGACAACAGCATGACCTACCTGGGGAACGATACGGACTATAAGAGATGGGCGAAGCAGGCAGGAGCAGGAGATGCGATAGTTATTCCTGTTTGGAATGGTCCTGGCACGGTGAAACTGGTGCTGGTAGACGGAAACGGAAAACCAGCCAATGCAAAGCTAGTGCAGGATGTGTATAACTACATCGTTTCTCCGAACGACAGGTCGGCAAGATTGCTTCCTACCGGAACAGCAGAACTGACTTGTGCGGCAGCCACAACGGTTGCCGTAAATTATGTTATTACAGGACTCAGCTACGATGAAACAACTGGCATCGAGCAAATTAAGGCAGACTTTACGGAAGCCGTGAGAGCGGTCTATGCACAGGCGAAAACCGAAGGAGTTCTGAGGTACAACGACGTAAGACCGTTGATTTCTGCAATCGCAGGAGTCGAGGACTTTGAAACATTCACAATGAATGGGAAAATGCAGAACATCACTCTGAAAAGCGAGGAGTACCCGGACACCGGTACCCTTAATTTTAGTTAGGGGGTGTGAATGTGGAAAAGTTTGATTTAGAGAATTTCCCGGTCAGCGAGAGCGCGAAGAACATGATCGCCTCAGTGTCAGATGGCTTTTACGACAATTCCTATGTTGGAAAGTGGTTGTACGAGGTTATGGGCCAGGAGTACGACACGGCAAGAGAAATAGCTGAGGATATTCTGAACCAGCTATTTCCGGAAACTGCCACCTGGGGATTGATGTACCATGAGATTAAGTGGGGACTGCCGGTGCGAGAAAATCTTCCATACGAGGAGAGGCGACAGCTGATTTACCGGAAGAGAGACTATCGGGCGCCAATGACACCGTATCGGATGGAAGGGTACTTAAAAACTGCTACCGGATTTGATGTACGAATTGCAGACATCAATGATCCTGGAGACTATGGTTTTGTGGCACCACACCCGAATGTGTTCAAGGCATACTTCATGGGTGAGGGAACACTTGCATCGAAGCGGGCGAGAGCCATGCTGAATGAGCTGAAACAGTCACACACGATGTTTACAATGAATGACCGAACCGAGATCGTATCAGACAATCGGAACTTAGAGGAGATGAATCTGAAAAAGGTAATCTTCCATATCGCAGAGTCGTTTTGGTATAGCGATCTGCTGGATGGAAGAAAACTGCTGGACGGTTCCAGCCTTCTTTATCCGTATATGAGATACAATCTGATGCTTGGTTTTAAGTATATACTCGGTGGTTTTACAACCCCGACAGACGCAGACCTGCAGAAGGTAAAATTCAGAGCAAAACAGGAAACAGAAAATGATGTCAAGGCAGGAGCAATCCGGATCGCCTCGGACATCATTTTTTGGAATACGTACCTATTGGACGGTTCGTGGGATTTGGACGGCTCACACAGGCTCGATGTTACACGAGGCTATCAACTGGGTGTTGCAATCGTTGCAATGGTTGCCTGCGCCTACAACAAAGTCGCAGACTCAATGAAAGTAAGAAGTACATACGGCTTACGGTCAAGTTCGGATGCCAGGGCGGCAATCCGTTCGGAGTTTGAGGCTGATTTTTGGAACACTGTCTATTTAGACGGAAAGTTGCTACTCGACGGCAACGCTATGTTGGAGTACAGAGGCGGCAATAAACGACTTGAAGCTGCAGTTACGCATCACATGGGAATTGAAAGAGAAGATGTGGACGTGGAGGCACAGGTCATTACCAAAACAAGGAATTACTGGTTTCTTGATGGCAGCAATACGCTGGACGGAAAGAAGAACCTTAATTCAATCTATAGAAAGGAGTATATCCAATGAGTACAGAAAAGAGCAAAAACGTGGTGATCACGAAGAAAGCCAGGGAGAACCTGGTTAAGGCACGTGCCGGAGCCATTACGCTTCCAAAGATTATCGGTATGGCGTTTGGCGAGGGCGGTGTAAACAGTTCCGGCACGGTCATTGCACCGGCGGAATCCCAGTCTAGGCTCAATAAGGAATTGTTCCGCAAAGCCATTGATGGTTACACATTCCCGAACGACACAACCTGCAGATACGAATGTACCCTTGCAGAGAGTGAACTTGCTGGAAAAGAGATCAGCGAAATCGGACTGTATGACACCAACGGCGACATTGTGTGCATCAAGACCTTTACCAGGAAGGGCAAGGATGATGATGTAGAGCAGACATACGTGCTTGACGACATCTTCTAGGCCAGGAAGGAGGCAAAACGTGAAGAATTACACACCGACAACGAGAAATTTTTCTCAGTCCGTGCCGAATGTTGAGGTTACGGATACGAACCATGCAGACAACATCAACGCAGCATCTAAACAGCTGATTGAGAATGACAATTATCTGAAAGACAGAATGGATGATGAAGGTTTTTCTCTCGTGGATGGTGTTCTGTGTCAGACATTTGAAGAATAAGGAGGCATACAAGAATGAGTAAAGTAACAAAACCGGTAGTGCTGGACGAAACAGCAAAGCAGGTTGTAGCTCAGATGCAGTTACAGAATGAGATTTTAACATCACTTGCCAGCGGCATCAATTATAAGCCGACATCCATTAAGGATGTACTTAATGTTGTGCGCGCAGGCCAGGCAAGTAAAGTGTTCCAGGTGGGCGATCAGATTATCGTTCCTTGGACGGACATCGCAACGGGGCAGAAATACGATGTACCGCTTGATATTGTAGCTTTTGGAACATCAGCATTGCAGGATGGTGAGGAACTTCCGAGCATGACCGTACAGTGGCACTATGCTACACCGTTCGGGGTGCAGTTCAATCAGTACCAGGCGTTTTTCTATGCGACAGAAGGACTTGCTGCAGGAACGTACTATATTGAGATTGGCACTACATGGGGTGACAAAGGATATTGCGTAGCCGGAAAAAAATACCAGTTTACGCTCACAAAGCCTGTGCCAGCAGGCGGTCAGCTTGCCGGATTCAGAGGCACACCGGATCAGGCACCTTCTACTTGGAAAGTATATTCATACAACAGTAAGACGGCGGTGGACGCTATTGAGACGGTTTCGGTAACAGAAGGAAGTTCCGGAACAAGCCTCGGAGTCTTAAAGTTCGGAGGAGATGGAAAACTCAACTGCTTGCAGAGAACAGCATACGGCTACAACAGATGGTCCCAGTCAGCAATGAGGCAGTGGCTTAACTCTGATAAGGGAGTAGGCGAGTGGTGGACTCCACAGAATGATTACGACAGATGCCCGGATCAGCTTGCAGCAAAGGCCGGCTTCTTAACAGGTTTTGACGCAGATTTCCTTGAAGTCCTCAGACCGACAAAGGTTGTAACAGCGCTCAATACTATTACAGACGCTACGAGCAGCAACTCAGTTGATCCGCTCGAAACAACGTATGACAAAATCTATCTGCCTGCGTTGGAGCAGATGTCTATTGAGCCTCAGCTCGCTGGCGAAGGCACCACATGGGACTATTGGAAGAGAGCGTCCAACATGACAACGAAGATGAAGCAGTATCAGACATACCCTCAGATTCGTACATTTGCGATTGAGAATCACACTTCACCGCAGTACGTCCGCTTGCGCTCGGCTAATCGTGGCGGTTCGTGCAATACGTGGTACGTGTACTCTAGCGGCTACGTCTACGACACAGTCCGATTCCAACACCAAGATTGAGGCGACCGGGCCATGCGCTGCGTCCCGGCTTGTGATTTCTGCTAATCAGCAATCAGTAAATCCCGGCACCCACGGATGCCGGGTATAATTTCAGAGAAAGGAGGAACATAGCGTGTCAGTACCAGTTGGAGAAAGAAGAGAAAGCAGACTGGAAGTATTCGTGCAGGCGTTGGACTTAGTAACTTACACTCTCAGAATCACGAAGAACGAGAAAATTTTTCTTCCGGAATACCAAAGACAAGTTACCGACGACATTATCGAGACTGCAAAGAGTATCTACATCGATGCTTGGGATGCCAACAATGTTAGGGTAACGACGAAAGATGATTGGAGAGCCCGCAGGGAGCTTCAACTTCGTGCGGCCAGGGAATGCAATAGACTCCTAGCTCTGATCGGAATTGCGAAATCCTCGTTTCATCTCAAAAATAAGCGAGTCAAGTTTTGGACCGGTAAGGTTTTGAAGGTTCGAGGCATGATCCGCAGTTGGAATGAAAGTGATAGTAAACGCTACTCCCAAATTGCGGAGTAGTTTTTATTATACGGATGTAGGCTAAACGCAGAACGTCCGCTTGCGCTCGGCTAATCGTGGCAATTCGTACAATACGTGGTACGTGAACTCTAGCGGCAACGTCAACAACAACAACGCGAACTGGGCCAATCGCTGCGCCCCGGATTGTGTGGTATTAAGGACATAAAGGCTATTCCGTAAGAATGGCGCTCCAACCAATCAAACACAAGGAGCCTGCATCCGGCCGTAAGGCGAACAACACTGTAGCGATGCGGTCAGCCGGAGAACGACTGTTACCCGCTGTCAACGCTATGGACCTATCTATAAGTTTTATGGATATGGAAGAAGTAATCGGCTTTGAAGCCTTATATGATTCGATGCACAAGTGCAAGAAAGGAGTTATTTGGAAAGAGTCCGTTGCACATTATGTATTGAACAGCTTGGAGGAAACATACAAGCTCAATGAGCAGTTGGAAAATGGAACCTACAAGGCAAGGCAGATAGCAAAATTCACGATAACCAGGCCGAAGAAAAGAGAAATCATCAGTGTATGTTTCAGAGACCGCGTTTATCAGAGAAGTTTGAATGACAACGCACTGTACCCAATAATGACAAATTCGTTCATTCGTGATAATTGGGCCTGCCAGCGTGGCAAGGGTACCAATGATGCGAGAGACAGGATGAAACTATTTCTGCAGAGGATGTACCGGAAGTACGGTACAGAATTTTACGGTCTGCAGATAGATGTGCATGGGTATTATCCGAATATGCGGCACGACTTAACCAACGCAATGTTGGAAAGAAAGTTGGAACCGGAAATAGCAAAACGAGCCATTGATGTACTCGACGGACAGTACGCCGGAGATGTTGGGTATAACCCAGGAAGTCAGATGGTTCAGATTGTTGGCATATCGGCATTGGACGATCACGACCACAAAATCAAGGAAGAATTGGATGTGGACGAGTTCGGAAGATATATGGACGATTCGCTTGCGTTCCACCCTTCCAGGGAATACCTGGAATACTGCAGAAAGGTGATCGGCGAGATATTGGCTGAGAAAGGGTTAGAGTTCAACCCGAAGAAAACGAAGGTATTTTGCATTACAGACGGTTTCACATTTTTAGGATTCAAGTACCGGCTAACAGATACCGGGAAGGTTATTATGATAATCGATCCGAAGAACGTCAAAGAAAGACGTCGGATATTACGAAGGCTGGTGAGAAAAGCCAAAAGAGGCGAACTCACGAAGGCTAAGGTAGACGAGTGTTATTACGCTTGGAGAAACCATGCCAGCAAGGGCAATAGTTTTAAGCTCCTGCAGCGCATGGATAAATATTATAAATCATTATGGAGGTAGCCAAATGGAAGTAAAGAAGAACGGCGGCGATGTCGCCAAAATGAGAGCTGACGAGAACATGAAGGCTGAGCTGGCCGATCAGAATGCCAAGATTGATTACCTGGCAATGATGGCAGACATTGAGTTCCCGGAAGCAGGAGACTCAGCAACCAGCACCGAAGAAAGTGAGGAAGAGTAATATGGCAAAGGCTAAAGAAGTAACAGAAGCAGTAGACACATCTGCAGAGGAGACGATCCAGGAAGAAGTGCAGCACAGCGACTGGTTCTACAAAGTCAAGGACTATTACGACACAAAGAGATGGAACCTGGTTATGGTAAAGAACGCTGTCAAGAAGGACAAGATTACCGAGGAAGAATACGAGGAAATCACAGGTCGTAAGTATAAGGCATGATACCCTACGCAGAATTTTACAACTATGACCGCCTGGAAAGCGCGGCCGTAGAGTTAGGCTTGCTCAATACCGAGGCAGACGAAGAGAATCTGCTGAACCTGCATAATCAGTTGGTGTGGCATCTGTACCGGTTCGATAAGGACCCACGTGCGGATGCCATTCTTTATGCAGTAATAGAGGCCATTTTGGGTGAAAAGGCGGCAGATATTACGGATGTGCCGTGGGAATTACGGTGCGTTTGGGAAGGAGGTGATAAAGGTGGACGTGACGGCAATCATTGTGGCAGCGAGCATACCGTCGGCACTGACTGGCTTCTTTTTTTGGCTCATAGAGCAGAGCATACAGAAGCGTGCAGACAAAGAAAAAGCAGAGCGTGAAGAGCGACAAAAGGAAGTGGATGCTAGAGAGAGAGTCCGAGAGAAGAATGAACTCTGCATCATAAACTGCGTCAATGCTTCCCTGGCGCTTGGAGAAGCGACAGCTAGAGCGGTGCAGAGGATTCCGGACGCACATTGCAATGGAGATATGCACGCAGCACTCGACTACGTTCAGAAGGTTAAGCACGAGCAGAAGGACTTTCTGAACGCACAGGCACTCAAACAAATTGTATAACAGGAGGTAAAGGAACATGAAGAAAATTGATTGGGTTAGAAAACTCACAAGCAGAAAGTTGTGGACTGCGGTAGCGTCATTCGTATCTATGATGATCCTGGCTACTGGCGGTACGGACAACACAGCAACACAGGTTACAGCGCTCATTATGGCAGGAGCGTCCGTGGTGGCATACATCATCGGCGAAGGTTTGACTGATTCAGCCAACATCGGCTCAAACAGCGAGGACGAGGAGTAATCTGAGAACATATTGTAAGCACAGGGCGGTCGAAAGACTGCCCTATTTTGTTAGGAGGAAGAACCATGAGTTTAGTAGTTGGAAGCGCAAGAATTGATGAGAACGGTCACATTTCCGGAGGAAAGCCGGGAGATCAGACTGGAAACGAGGTATCAACCCAGGCGTATTACGTCCATTCAAAAGGCTGGTACTGTCTGAGACCGAAGAGCGTCACGGTAGCAAATGCCATTGCGGAAGCTATGCTGCAGGGATGCAGAAACAACAATATCGGATATTGCCAGGGACACAGAAGCAATGTAATCGAACAGCTGAGAAAAGCCGGAAAGCTCGCAAAGATTTCTGCAAAAACAGAGGCAGACTGCAGTTCACTCGTGAGAGCGTGCTGCATCCAGGCTGGCTTTGATCCGGGAAATTTCAACACAGCGTCCGAGGTTTCGGCATTGAAAGCAACAGGACAGTTTATGGAACCGATTGCGGTAACTTCCAAAACTGAACTGTTCAACGGCGATGTACTTGTCACAAAGACCAAAGGACACACGGTGGTTGTTGTTTCCGGAAATCCGAGACGTGGAAACGCCTATTACCCTAAGTATGAAGGGGCATCGGGTTCTATCATTACGGCGCTTGCCGCAGTGGGCGAGAAAGACACATCGAAGGCGCACCGGGCCAAGATCGCAGCCGCAAATGGAATTACAAATTACGCATATACCGCAGCGCAGAACACCAAGATGGTTAATCTTCTCAAAAAAGGAAAGTTAATCAAAGCGTAAGTTCTGAAAAGGTATCACATCGGGGTGGCTGAAAAGCTGCCCCTTATTTTGATTTAAGGAGGAGTTTTCTATGGAAAAACTATTTGGTATTGATATTTCACACTGGCAGGGAGATATGAGCATCGAGCAGGCCAGGAACGAAAGAGGAGTGAGATTTGCTATCATTAAAGCTGCAGGAGCAGATGATGGCAAGTACAAGGATAGCAAGTTTGAAAATTACTATGCACAGTGTAAGGCTATCGGACTTCCGGTAGGTGCATACTATTACGGCAATGCAAAGTCTGTTGCGGAGGCGGAACAGGAGGCAGATCATTTTCTGTCCGTCATTGCCGGAAAGCAGTTTGAATATCCTATCTACTACGACGTAGAAGGTAAGATGCTGAACAATAGCAGAGATGTTCTTACGGATATTGTGATTGCGTTCTGCGACAAGTGTGAGAAGGCTGGATATTTTGTCGGAGTATATACATCTGATTCGCATTTCCAGGCACACGTAGACGATGATCGCCTGCAGAGATTCACTCATTGGGTAGCGAGATATTCTTCAAATGAGCCGGTAACAGGTCACGATATTTGGCAGTACGGAGGAGAGTATAACTACATTGCCGACAAGACAATCTGCGGAAGAACCGTGGATCAGGATTTTTGCTATCGTGATTTTGAAACAGAAATCAAGAAAGCAGGCCTTAATGGATTTTCTGCCAACGCAGGAGATGAAGCGAAGGAGCCGGAGGTTTCGGAACCGGAAGGAAGCACACTCGATCTGCTCTACAGAACAATGAAAGACGAGTTCGGCGGGGGCGACGCAAGAAAGGCAGCTCTCGGTAGCAGATACAATGAAGTGCAGGATGTAATCAATCACATCGACAAAGCATCCGTGCAGGAACTTGTAGATGAGGTGTGGGCCGGTAAGTATGGTGACGATGAAGTGAGAAGGACTGTTCTTGGCAGTAGATGGCAGGAGGTCCAGGACGTAATCAACGCCGGAAACAAAAAGTATTACACCATTAAGAGTGGAGATACGCTTTCCGGTATTGCGGCGAAGTATGAAACTACGGTCAATGCGATTGCTCAACTCAATGGCATTGAGAATCCGAACCTTATTATCGCAGGAGACACCATCAGAGTAAAATAACAGGAGGAAACGGTGGCATTATGAAAAACTATATCGGCGTGAAAATTGTAAAAGCTGAGCCGAAGGAGAAGAACGGAGTACCTGGGTACGCCGTGAAATATCCGGATGGTTATGTATCATGGAGTCCGAAGGAAACCTTTGAGAAGGCATACCGGGAACTGGACTGCCAGGATTTCATCAACTCAGCAGAGTAAGTAAGAGAGCCTATGATCCGCAGGGGTTGTAGGCTCTTTTTTTATTGCAGAAAAGCGGAACAAGACCGCAGGTAAAATCAATATACAAAATAACCAAAATAAGACCGGGTATTTTGACGAAAAGTTCCCGAGACACGATAGGCGATTTTAGTACCTATCCTATGCCTAAAGACTAAAAGCCAGTATTGAACCGTGTACGAAGTCATAGTTCTATATGTTTTCAGAGGTGTAATTATCCACATTATCCACACGCATTTGTGGATAAAATACGCTTTTGAGAGTACGCAAATGAGCATATATTATTCTATCTCTAATATCTATTATCTAATCTCTAATATCTAGTAAAGAATCCTTGTAGAAACCTTAGAAGAAATCATGTAAGAAATCTTACAATGCACCAAGCAACCATGCGGGTTTACGGTCCTCGCAAATGAAAATAGGGAGTAATGCACCAGGTAGCGCAGATGATCCGGAAATTGCAGAAGTTGTCGCAAGTGCGAAAATTATTTGGTAAAAACTCGGAAAATAGAAGTATATCTATTGACAAATACGCAACTGCGAGTTATAATATAACCATAATCAAACAAAACAATTTGATTAAATCCTAAGGAAGGAGGAATTACCAGTTGGGTAAGAAAGGTAGGAAGAAAGACTTTTCTACAAAGGAAAAGGAACTACTTGAAATCGAAAACCTTAAATTACAGAAGAGAGAAAAGCAGGCCAGCATAATCTCCACCATAGTAATCATGATTGTGTCAGTGATTACGGCAATTCTGAAATGGTTAGGTTTGATTGATTAAGTAGTTCCCTTAACGGTCGGGAGGCAGCAACACCGCCTCTCAACTGTTAAGTCTATCATAAAGGAGGCTGATTTGGCAATGAAGAAATGGAGACAGTTCCTGCAGTCGGTATTGTTCATCAACTTTATGGTCGGCATATACGACGGTATGAGAGCGAAGAATTTGGTAGCAATTTTGATAAATGGAGTAGTGGTACTGGCATTGATCGCCGGAGAAAAGGAAGAGAGGTAAACGATATGAAGTGGGACGTAAAACATGATAGAGCAAAGAAGGTATTAAATCATTTCCTGGATAATGCAGGATATTGGACCGAGACAGAGAGCTTGACAGAAGGACTTACCGAGGACGAAATCCAGGAAGTAAGCACAGAGGTAGCGACGATGATTCAGAGCATTACAAAGAGATACAAGCTGGACGTTATGCTTCCTGCAGAGCCGGTAGTCAAGGAAGAACCGGTGTCCGAAGAGAAAGCCGAGGAACCGGTGGCTGAGGAACCTGCAGAAGAGGTCAAGGAAGAAAAGCCGGCCGAAAAGCCGAAGAGACGTGGCAGAAAGCCGAAGAAAGAGGAGGTTGCGTAGGATGGCATACGAGAGAAAGACAATCGACACCTGGGAGCTGCAGTTAAATTATGGGTACGGCTGGGAGTACACCTTGACCGAATACACAAGGAAAGAGGCAAGGGAGAGATTGAAAGAATACAGAGAGAACCAGCCGCAGTACCCGGCACGACTGGTTAAGAAGAGAGTTAGAAAGGAGGCGATTGCGTGAGCGCAGTAACAAAGCTGACAGCAGAGCAGATTGAGAACCTGGCAAAGGAGATTCGAGAGTTTCTGCTGGAGCATGGGTTATGGCAGGACGTTGATATTTACTTCAACGGAAAGAAGTACACGAGTTACGATCCGGAGAACGGAGAATATTATTACAACGACAGGGAGCATCTGATCGAAGTGGCAGACCAGCCGGAGAAACATTTTGAATATGTTAATCCGGAACACATTCTCAGCATGAGTTTTGAAGGGCCGGTATGTGAGATGCTGTACTACGGCATCCTTCCTTCGGTCAGAAAAGAATTTGACAAGATATTCGAGAGATACGGTCTGTATTATGAGTTCGGGCATCACTGGAATTTCAGTTGCTATTATATCTGAGAAAGGAGCAGGCACAATGAATATTGGCGTGGAAGTATTAAAGGAAAGCGTAATCAGAGTGCAGTCACAGTTAAACGACTGGATGGATTGCGTGTTTGTTGTAAGCAAAGATGATGAAGAGAAGGCAAAAGAGGTATTAGAGAAAGCCTGGGACAGTTTTTGGGAGGATGGAGACGGTTGGTGCTACGGTAATTACCTGGAAGATAAACTGGTAAATGCCGGTATTGCATTTGATGCGTACTACGCAGATGCGGAGGAATAAGGATATGGAAGAATACAAGGACATATCGAGAGGCTTAAAAATGCTTCTCGACAAGGCAGAAGAAATGGGGTGGAACTGGGAAGCATACATTGAGCCGGACAACAGAAGAACCTATGTTGAAATCGGGCAGTCGTCACCTGCAGGCGAAGATTTCTCAATGACGATTGATTTTGATGAAGAGAACCAGGCAGACAGTTTCAAGGACAGTCTGGAATCCTACTACGAAGATTTCGACATCGACGAGCATATTGAAATGTGGATAGAAGCCAAGCGAAGCGGAACGAGCGGAGTTCCTTCCACAAGGGAGCTTGTAAAGGACGCAGAAGCCATTGACGGCATGATATTGGAACTGTCGCAGGCCTTGCAGAAAGTAAACATCCCGGTACTGGTTGGCAGTTACACGCCGCCGGATGAAAACGGAGAAGGCGAGAAGATCGTCCGTGAGTTCTACGGACAGGGACATATCTTCAAAGACGAAGATGCGTTTTACCACAGACCGGATGATCCGTGTTACATCCCGGAATTATCCGATACGGTGTACACGAGAAACAGCATCCTGCAGGAGTGCAACCAGCAGGACGATTTGGCAGAGGAAGTTTTCGAGGCACTGGACTGGCAGCACGTAAGTAGCTTGCTGGAAGATTGGCAGAGAAATGGAGAGTTAGATACCTGCAAAGAATGCGGAAAGATGTTTAACTGCTACGGAGTAACGAAGTGTCCGTATTGCGGGGCAGATTATGAAGGAGGCGATGAATAATGGGTTACACCTGGTTGGGAATGCGAAAGCTGACCTGGGAAGAAGTTCTGCAGAGACACGAGAAGGGCGAACTGGCCGGATGTTTCAGACTGTACGACGACAACAGCGAGGCTATGATCGACAGAGGCTATGACTTTGCAGGCGACATCCTGGCACACCACAAGAAAGGCGGTGAGTTCGGAGAAGAGATTGACACAGTAGACTTGGAACTGGCAGACGGAAAGAAAATAACAGCACCGGCGGTCGTGGACGTATCGGCACTCGGATGTGTGGACGAGCTGGAATATGAGTTGTGGCACGTGATCGAGGACTACATGGTTCAGTTCGGTATCAGAACGCAGGACGACGAACCGGACTGGGCGACAGTTAAGGCGGTGCAGGAAAGCATTTTGACAGCGTTTACAGACGCAGGCGTGAATTTTAAGTTTCTCAGTGATGAAAAACTCGAAGAAATAGAAAAAGCGATGAAAAAAAAGGAGAGCGAGTCATGGGCGGCAAAGAGAAAGAAAAACAGGTAACGGTAAGTGTAACATTGGAAATCGTACTTACCCAGGAAGATATTGATGACATTATGTGCGGAGCATTGGAGGGTGGCATCACTTACTGGTGTGATGAGGCAAAGGTCGTAGGCGATTATCTCGGAGAATATGGAAGTGAGCAGATCGCAAGAGGCGGAAAACTGAGATTACACCTGCCGGAACCGTTCGACAAGGACGAGACAGAGTATTACGAGCTGGACTTGGAGAAGTTCAAGAAAGGAGTAGAGCTGTGGGCGATTACACCGGTTGGCTGCAACTGCTTAGAGCAGATGGATGGCAAGATCAGATTCGACACCTGCAATGCAGACGCAATCGTGTGTGATGCGATCATCCAGTACGCACTATTCGGAACAGTGATTTTTGGTTAAGGAGGCGAGACTATGGCAGCATTAGTGGTATTTGCGTTCTTGGTAATCATTGGAGCTGGAAACAGAAAGTAGGTGTAAGCGGTGAGTAAAGGAATAGTGACAGACTATCCGGAAATCTGCTTCATCTGCGGCAGACCGTCGGAAGCTGAGCATCATTTGGTGTTCGGTACCGCCGGTAGAGAACTGAGCGAGAAGGATGGATTGAAAGTGCCGGTATGTAATAACTGTCACAATATGGGAGAAATCCTAAAGAGAATACACGGAAACCCGATGGCAGAGAGAATGTCAAAGATTATCGGACAGCTGGCCTGGGAAAAAGAATACGCCCTGCAGAAGGCAGACGAATTTGCACGAATAATCGATGCGGATCGGGAAGAAGGCAAGGTAAAGCAGATTATTCACAAGGGCGGCAGGGAGACCTTCCGAAAGAGGTACGGCTGCTCGTATTTGTAGGAGGAAACGATGAAAACAGGAACGCCAAGATGTGATAGATGTGACAGTTGTATGTATGATAAGTCGCACAAACATAGTGGATATACATTTTATTGTACCATAAGTGGAAAAGATGTAGGTCAATCGCATTTTGGAATGAATAGTCCGAAAGATTGTCCGAAACGTGATAAAGTGACACATAGAATATAAGGGTTTGAGCTGGAGGAGGTGCTTTGATGTTAGGCGGAGGACCATACGAGGCAAGCACTTGCCCGGAATGTGGTAGTACGATGTGGAATGGAAGATGCGAAAATCCGGATTGCAAGTATCACTGGCATCCGGAAGAAGAGGAGGATGCAGAATGAATACAGAATTAGTAAGAGCAGTGTTTGACTGTGGAATAGATGATTTGAGACTATTAGATGATGCGGAATGCGATATGTATGCAGCGATAGGTAGAATGCGAGAAGAAAGCATAGAACTGACAATGAACAACATCATCCGGCAGGTGTTTGAAGAAGGCAGATATATTCTTACCAAGGCGAGAGAGGAAAAGATAGCCAGCTTGCCAACAGAGCCGATGACAGAGGCGGACTTTGAGCTAAAAAGAAACTTGGGAAGGCTGAACCCGGAACAGGATTTCAGTTTTTGGATAAATCTGCAGGACACCAATTTTAGGGGCAAGTCTGAATTGAAGGAGTTATATGAATCAATGTTCGCAGAAGAGTTGGAACAGTGTGAAAATCTGACCGGATATCCGATTGAATGGTAGGTGATGATATGACATATAGAGAAAATGCGGCGGTGCTGGAAACGTACCTGCATAATATCCGGAACATTGAAGAGACGCCACCTGGCCCGGCAGAGTTGGATGCACTGGATGCAGCAGTGGAGGCTATGAAAGCTGCAGTTGAAAACGTGGAGTACGGAGCATTTGCCTGGGACAAGCAGAGAGGTATGTTTGTTCAGATAGGCAGACCGGTACCAGTAAAGCAGTTGTGTTTGAACCGGTACCAGGAAAGAGTAAGAAACGGAGAGATACCGAGCTGGATTGATCCGGAGAAGTTCAAGATTTTGGAGAGAACGGTCGCAGAGATTGCAGGCGACTGGAAGGAGGCAGAGGATGAATAAAACAGTAAATTTATTTGTGTTAGCTGGATGCTGGGAATGTCCGGACGACATTGGAGTAACTGTGGTTGCGATTTCCAGTGACGAGAAACAGCTGATTGATAGACTGGATCAGATAGCAGACACCCAGGCAAAGGAGTATGTGAGCATTGAAGGTAGCATTCTGATGGAAGAGCATACAGACACTAGGTACGAAATCAGCGGAGGCGTCAGCGGCAATGCGAGGTTCTACATTACGGAAGAGCCTGCAGTAATCAGCGAGGTGCTTATGGGCGAAATCGGCAGAGCAATGAGTGAAAGCGACAGAACTGAGGATGTAAAGAATTATCTGCAAGGACTGTATGAAAGCGAAAACCTGGACGAAGAAAAGTACGAGGAACTGGTAGACAGCGAAGAGTTCCTGCAGAAGGCAGTCGATTTATTCGATAAGATGGAGGACTGCAACACGCCATTCAATACAACGATGGAGTTGGCGGTAGACGAAGCAAGGAAGGAGATGGCAATATGAAGAATACATTAGGAGACTTGAATAACCACCTGTTCGCTCAGCTGGAAAAGCTGGGAGACGATGATCTGACAGGAGAAGAGCTGGAAAGTGAGTTAAAGAGAACTGATGCTATATGCGACATTAGTGAGCAGATCATCAAAAATGGAGAACTACAGTACAAGGCGATGAAGCACATGGACGAGTATGGGTACGAAAGACAGAAAGCAGTTCCGGAAATGCTCGAAGTTCATGCGGGGGGGGGGGCGAACCATGAATGAGAGGCTGGCCCGAAGAAGTGATTGCCTGGCTGCGTGAGAATGTTCCAGGCAGAACCACGAAACAGGTTACGGAGCTGATAAATCAACAGGGGTTCGATAAGAAGTACGGAATGGTATTTTCTGATGCGGTGATAAAAGGCGCGAAGAACCGGTATGGCATAAAGAGCGGCACTACCGGCGGGATTCCAAAAGGGTACTCACTAAAATATCCGGAAGGAATGGAAAGTTACATTCGGAGCATTGCGGTAGGGAGAAAGACAAAAGAAATTGCAGAACTGGTGTCAGCGCATTTCGGAATAGAGTTCAGTGAGAAACAGTGCAGGGCATACAAGAAGAACCACGACATTATCAGCGGTGTTGACTGCCGGTTTGAAAAAGGACACGTTCCGGCAAATAAAGGAAAGCCAATGAGCCAGGAACAATATGAGAAGTGCAGGGCAACGATGTTTAAGAAAGGTCATGTCCCGGCAAACCACATGGAAGTAGGAGAGTACACACATACGACAGACGGCTATCTTATCCGAAAGGTTAAAGAAATCGGTCAACAATGGGAGCGGTTCGAGTTTGTCCACAGGGCAGTATGGGAAGAACACAACGGACCGGTTCCCGAAGGTAAGATGGTATCATTCCTGGACGGAAATAAGGACAACTGCAACATAGAGAACCTGGTGCTGATAGACAATGAAGAAAACCTGGAAATGAACAGAAGTCAGTTAAGGTTTACTGATCCGGAAAGAACAAAGACCGGTACGCTGGTAGCGAAGGCAAGAGTAACAGTCAGACAGAAGAAAAGGAGAAAATAGATGGAGATTAAAGCGGCGAATGCAGAGGAGACGATCCGCTGCATCCTGGACGAAGAGAAAATGACCCAGCAGGATTTAGCGGACAGAATGGGGATTACGAGACAGAACATCAGCCAGTCTCTCAACCGAAACGCTAAGAGTATGAGATACGATAGTTTCTCAAAGATGGTAGCAGCTCTCGGTTACGAGATTGTTGTAAAAAAACTTTGACAAAATACGCAAATTAGAAGTAAACCTATTGACAAATACGCAGTTGCGAAGTATAATATATACATAATCAAACAATACTTAAAGCGATGGAGGTAGTCGGTATGAAGGTTTTTAGAATGGTAGATGTTGAGAAGATAGAAAAGATGCTTGCGGATGGAAAGACAGTGGTTGTAGAGTGGCACACGCCTTACGAAGCAGGCAACAAGGTAGAGACAGTTAAGTATGTAAGATGGGATGGCTTGGTATTTACAACTGGTGACTGCGTTTACACAGGGATAGACAAACTGATCGACATTAGAGAGGCGGCATAGAAATTTTTTTACCTAAAGAACTCGCAAATGAGTGTTTCACGTGAAACACAGTTCGCAAATTTGAAAGGAGCGTATTTGTATGAAGGAAGTATTGAAGAAGTTAAGAGCTTTAGAGGCTGAAATGGAAGAAGCCGAGAACCAGTCAGAGTATTGGATGGAAGAAGAACACTTGGATATGGAAAAGTCAGACAACTACGAGGCTGAGGCAGACAGATTGTACCAGGAAGTGTATAAGATGCACAACCAGGTGGCAGATTTCATCGTAAACCTCACTTCCGGTCAGATTGACAAAGTGACGGCAATGTTGATGATGCGTCAGAGAAGATCAGACGTAGAGAGAATTTTAGAGATGGCGTAGGAGGACAACAGATATGATGAAATCAGAGTTTATCGAGAGAACAGGGTTTGAGCCGACTGAGGCAGAATACAGAGAAATTGAAGCAGAGTACATGGGATGCGACATCGACAAAGACGAGTTCTGCAAGACATGGAAAAAGCAAGGTGGCATTCAGAGACTGATGAGACTCCGTGCGAGAAGAATCGAGGAACTCGAGGCAGAGCTTGTAAAAGAGAAGAATGACTACGACAGAATGGATGCTCAGTATTGCACCAAGATTAATGAACTTAAAAAGCAGATTTCAGATGATGGACTGGCTCTTAATAGCATGAATGCTCAGATGGGATTGATGAGAAATAAGGCTGCGGGAGAAATTGAGGAATTACTCAAGAGAGCGACCGAGGCAGAAAGAAAACTGACAATCCTCAAAGAGGCATTCGATATCATCACAGGAAAGGAGACGAAGTAATATGGCATTATTAGAGGTTAGGACAGAGTGGGCGGTTTACAAGAACTGCTTCCTGCAGGTGGCAAAATACCAGGCAGACAACAGTAGAGCAATCGAGATTTGGAACGAAGAGGACGGACCTATCGCACGTATCACGGTATGTATTACCGGAAGTATGCTGGCGGAGGATGAAGTGGTGCTTGATACAAATAATTGCCCTTGGGCGGTTGGATTTGTTGAGAGTAATGGCCTGGGCGAAGATACCGGCAGAACAGTAAGAAGCGGTTATTGCACGTACCCGGTAGTGAAACTGAATGTTGAGAAAATAGGCGAATATTTGGAGGTGGCGTAATGGAAAGAGTGTATTTCAGTATCAATGAGGCCGGAGCAAAGACGGCAAACGATATGATGTCATTCAGCGAGTATAAGACCGGGAGCAAGACTGCTGGTTACAAGGCACAGGTCGATAAGGCATACGAGCTGGCAGAGAAGGTAATCGAGGCAAGACCAACCGAAGAGGAAAGAGTGTCGAAGCTCTGCGAGAGATATTCGAGACGACTGGCTCAGAACATCAACAAGGATATTCAGATCGGCATGATGTGTCCGTCGGTAATGATTTCCGGAGCAGGAAACTTCCCGGTCAAAAAGAAGGAAAAGCAGGTAGCGGCATGGGATAAGAACCATGAGGACTATAAAGAGGTTGAGGCAATCCTTGGAAAGATTGAGGCAATTTTTTATGGCAAGGACGTTATCAAGTCTGATGATGAGAACGCAATCGAGAAGCTGCAGGATAAGGTTGACGGATTGAGGGAGGACCAGGAGAGAATGAAGCAGGCCAACAAAGCAATCCGTATGAAGGACAAAGAAAAAGGCGATGCAAAGCTGCATGACATGGGATATACAGACGAACAGATCGCCCAGCTGAGAGAACCGGACTTCTGCGGAAGAATCGGTTTTCCGGACTATATGCTGACGAACAACAACGCCAATATCCGAAGATTGGAAGGAAGAATCAAGAGCCTGCAGAAAACGAAGTCCCAGGGAACACAGGAGAGCGAGAATAAGTTTTTCAAGGTCAAGGAGAATGTGGAGGCTATGAGAATCCAGCTGTTCTTTAAAGGAAAGCCGGAACCGGAGGTAAGAGATATTCTGAAAAGCAATGGGTTCAGATGGGCACCGTCGGTAGGTGCATGGCAGAGACAGCTCAACAATAATGGAAAATATGCGGTAGAGAGAGTTATCAGAGAGCTGGAAGAAATGGAGGCGGCAGAGTGAACATGAAGTTAGAACCGAGAAAGACTACAGACCGAGGCGGCTGGTTGTGTATGCCACTGGTAATGAACAGACCGGAGGGAAAGCCTGGTTGGAAAAAGGTACATTGCCCGGAATGCGGGACGCTCTGCTGGCAGAGACCGGAGGATGCAGGGGTTGTTAAGGCATCACACCTTGACGGTGCGGTATGTACTAAGTGCGCATTAAGAAAGGCGGGTGATGTAGTGTGACATTACGAGAGGCAAGCAAAGGAGTAGTTAAATCCGGAGAAGGAACCTATAACATTGGCTTCAACGGTGGAGACGAGACGCAGTTTGACGCTCAGAACCTCAAAGAATTGCAGGAGTGCTGGTCGGAGTTCTGTAAGGATGAAAAAATCAGTCCTGGATGCGTTGATTACGTGGAAAGGGTGAGTTAGTGGAAATTCTGACAAGAGCCATAGCAAATGAATACAGAGACAGAGCGTTGCTCCTGCCGTCTAACGGACTGCAGGACATTGGAGAAAGAAGAAAGTTGCGGGAAGAACTGCAGGCCAGGTGCAATCTGACAGAGCTGCAGGCGGTGAATATCATAAATGGCTTTCATATCCCGGACTATGTGAGAATCGCAGAAGTGAGAGCAGCAAAGGAGGCAGAAGAACATGAGAATTGAGAAAGAAGGATTTGTGTTACACCTGGAAGGAACATGGTGCGAAATCTCAAATAAGTACGCTGTTTTGGAAAGTGGAGATGTAGCAGTAAATGAAGAGGACATTCCTGCAGGGTTTGCAGAAAAGAAACTGGATCGCTATATCGAAACGCACAAGATCAGAGGATATGGAAAGGTTGACGGATGCGTAAAGAGAGTTGCGTGCGACGAAAGAACGAAGGAGTACATTCAGTTGCAGGCAGTAAAGCTGGACGATGATACATACATGGTGCAGGAGTTTGATAATGAGCTGGTATTTATGGGCGAGTTATGGAGCGGATGCAAATATCCGGATGAAGTGCTTGACTGGATGAAGAGCAACTATGAGATTGAGAGCTGTCTGACCGCAGAGGTGTATCGTAGCAGTTTAGGAGATTGCACGAATAACGGCGTATCTTCTTACGCAAGAGAATTGTATATCCTGGACGCACAGAAAGGCCCTTTTGAGCCGGACGACATCAGACAGTGCGTGTATATCGAAAAGCGCGAGATTATGGGACAGGAGTATGTTGACTGCAAGCCTGCATACTGCAGGAAGCGCTGGTATATGGCGGGCGGCAATATTCTTTACACATCGGACAGCAGATTCAAACAGATTACCGGGATCAGCTACCCGATAGCGATTCACGACAGATACGAAGGGAGGTAGGAGATATGGTAATTGTCGGGTATTATGCACATGGCAATAAGCATTATGTGGCTTTCAAGGATGAAGCAGATACGAAGGGCAGATTTATGATTACAGACGGATTCCACGACAGACCGGTTACGGAAAGAAACCAGGGAAAGTATGAAGGGTACGTGAAAATCGACAAAGCAGAGTGCAATATCAAGAAGATTATCGGCCGCATTCGCGGTACAAGACCGTGGCATCCGCTTCTGAGATTACTGCAGAAGGAAGCGGGGTAATTTTTTTACACTGGAAACTCGCAAATGTGAGCGTTAGGAAAAAGAAATTCGCAATAGTAGAACGCATGAGAATTAAATGGAGGTAGAGAAGATGAATGAAATCAGATTAAAGGCTTACGGATTTAGCATGGAGGCAGTAGGCAGTAAAAAGTTTATCGCACAGGAACGAGAGGCATTCTTGGATTTTACAGAAGAAAAGGTATCAAAAGCAGCAATAAAGTTATCCGGGAATGACGCTCGGGCAGAGGTTCATTCACAGGAAGTAAGAAACAGGGAAAACGCCGAACATGGCGAAGATTTAGTAACAATAACACATAAGACAACGCAGCCTATTTCGTTAGAATGGATACAGGAGGTTGTAAGACTTGGGCGTGCCAGGGATTATTTTTCAGAGGGTGACACGATCGATATTGAATTTGACGGAGAAGTTATCCAGCATGACATCATCGGAATTGACGCAGAGAAACTTGTAGACAAGAGCCTTGAACACAGTATCACAATTCAGATGCACGACCTTGTGATGGAGGAAAGACCGCTTGATACAACAGGCGATTATGGCAGTAATGTGTGGGGGACATCAGAATTGAGAAAATACCTGCAGAGTGAAGAATTTCGTGAGAGATACAAAAAGCTCATTCCTTACCTCACAAAGGTGGTGAAAGAGAATAACAGCGGAGATGATACAGAAGATCTGTTTTTCTTACTGTCGGCGGACGAAGTAGACCCAAAGAAAACGCCGTATAAGTATTACGAAGATGTTACTAACCGGCAGAAGAAAAATGCAGACGGAGAAACAGATTATCACCGCTTGCGCTCGGCTGGTCGTGGCGTTTCGTACTATGCGTGGTGCGTGTACTCTAGCGGCAGCGTCGGCGACTACAACGCGTACTGGGCCAATCGCTGCGCCCCGGCTTGTACCATTGCATAATCATATAATCCCGGCACCCGCGGATGCCGGGAAGAAAAAGGAGAGAAAAGAACATGGCAGAAATACAGAATATCAGCATTGAACTTGTAAAGGTCCACCCAAACAATGTGAGAAAAACGTATAACGATATCGAGGAACTTGCGGAGAGCATCAAAGCGAAGGGAATACTTCAAAATTTAACTGTTGTGCCCGACCCACAGGAACCTGGAAAGTATTTGACTGTAATCGGAAACAGAAGATTGACAGCAGCACGCATGGCGGGACTTGAAACTGTTCCCTGCGTTGTTTCGGATATGGACGAAAAAGAGCAGACATCTGTAATGCTTTTGGAGAATATACAGAGAAGCGATCTGACCGTATATGAACAGGCACAGGGATTTCAGATGATGCTTGACCTGGGAGAAACAGAGGACACAATCGCAGAAAAGACCGGCTTTAGCAAGAAAACAATCAGACACCGTTTGAACATTGCAAAGCTGGATTCCAAGACGCTGATGGAGAAAGAGAGACAGGATGGATACCAGCTGTCGCTTACGGATTTGTACGAACTGGAAAAGATCAAGGACGTAAAGACCAGGGATAAGATTTTGAAGGATTCCACAGATTCGAGAGATTTGGCAAGAAGAGCAATCAATGCTCAGAAAGAGCAGAAACGCCAGGAAAACATGAAGCTGTACGTGGCGATGATGAAGAAACTGGGATTAAAGAAAGCTCCGAAGGAAGCGGATAGCGAGTTTTACACGGATAAGTGGGAACGTTTGAAGGACTACAGCCTCGACAAGGAGCCACCTAAGACGATGAAGTTCGAGGATAATGGCGAGCCGATGTTTTACCTGGAAAGATACGGAACATTGTACGTGATCCGTAAGAAAAAGAAGGAAAAGCAGGCACTTACACCAGCGCAGGAAGCGGAAAGACAGAATAAGCGCAACAAGAAGCAGATCAAGGCAATTCTGAAAGAAGCGGCCAACACGAGGAAGGCGTTCATTGAGGGCATTTTATCTGGCAGAATTAAGAAGGTTACGAATGAAGAAAAAGTTGTTGCAGAACTTTTCGAGCAGATGATGAGCTGGGAGACATTCACAGGTCATAACACATTGAAGGAGTTTTTCCTGGGAGACAAGTGCTACAACGCTCAGAAAGAAGATATAGAAGCTGCAGAGAAGAAAATGGAAGGACTCAGCGTACTCCATAAACTGCTTTGCATGGTATCGGCAATGGTTGCTGATGCAGATTTGGTTGAGTGGAATTACACATACAACACGGTCAGAGGCAAGAGGGTAAAGGCATTCTACGGAATACTAGAACAGTACGGCTTCCAGTTCCCTAACGATGAAGAGAAAAGCGTGGTCGAAGGAACCAGCGACTTGTATGTAAAGAAGGAGTGTTAGCGATGCAGGAATGCGAGGGATTTATAAAAGACGCCGATTGCACCAAAGACACGCCGCTTATGTATGGGGAACTAGATATACCGATATATGGTACCGGCAAAAGGATAATTCCGAGAGTTGAAGGCAGGAGAGACTCTTCCCACTTCGAGAAGATTTTCCTACCGGAACTGTTACCGCTTGAGGAGTACGACCTGGTTGCAATACTTATTTCCGGAGGAAAAGATAGCATAGCCTGCTATTACAAACTGCTGGAACTCGGGGTACCAAAAGAGCGGATGGAGTTTTGGCACCATGATATTGACGGTGGAAACCCGGAGAGAAAAATGGACTGGAAATGCACACAGAATTATGTGAAATCATTTGCAGAAGCAGAAGGAGTAAAGCTGAGACTTTCGTGGAGGGTTAATGGATTTTTCGGGGAACTGTATAGAATCGGCGCAAGCGAACCGGTTGAATGGCTTGATCCGGATACCGGAGAAGTAAGGCAATGCCGATTGTCGAGAAATTATCTACAATGCCAGGAAATTAAAGAAAAAGCCACGGAAGATATGGAATCAGAACTGAAAAAGCTGGGTTATAGAATGAAATTCCCTGCTAAAACAGGAGATTTGAGCAGGAGATGGTGTAGCGCATATTTGAAAATTATGGTTGCAGACACGGTGATGTCAAACCTTAGCCGACTGCAGGAGTTAGAACAGCTTGGAGGGAAGAGACATAAATTTCCGGCAAAAGGCGGTACCCACCAGGGACGTTGGTGCAGCGGAAATCTAAAGGCGGCAGTCCAGGACAGTGTAACATCAAACCTGGAACAGACAAAGGAAAATGTAAAGATTTTAGTCGTCTCCGGAGAACGACGAGGCGAGTCAAAAGGACGCTCAAAGTATAACGAAATAGAAATACACAGGACAAACGCACCGGCAAAAGCGCATAGAATAGTGCATCAATGGCGGCCGGTGATCGACTATTCAGAAAGAGACATATGGGAAGTTCTAAAGAGACACAACGTCAATCCGCATCCTTGCTACAGAGCGGGATGGAATAGATGCAGCTGTGCGATGTGCATATTCTCTACTCCGAAACTGTTTGCGGGAATAAAGGAGATATATCCGGAAGAATTTGAGGCATTAAAGAGAGATGAAGAGATACTTGGCTTCACACTGGATAACAAATGCGACTTAGAAACATTCGTCGGAGATGCGGAGTCATGTGTATATCACGGAGATTTCGAGGCATTGAGGAGTTTGATTACCGGAGAATTTACAATCGATGATGTGTATGTGAAGGGGCGATGGATGTACCCGGCGGGAGCATTTCATGGAGCGGAAGGAGGACCGTGTTAGGATGGAAAAGAATAAAAGACCGGAGATCACGGCGATGCTGTCGATCTCAATCCAGCGGCACATCTGCCCGAACAATGATCCGAGAATTTACTGGGCCAGGGAAGTGACTTTCGACTACGCCACCATGAATGCAGTGCGGGTGGATTTTATGAAATTCAAGCCGGTAAACAATACAGTGTCCGGCATAGAGAAGGGAGACTTCTACTGCTATGAGGTTAAGTCCTCAGTAGAGGATTTTCACTCGAAGAACGGTCACAACTTCCTGGGAGACTACAATTACTATGTGATGCCGGAGGAAGTGTACGAGCAGATCAAGAAAGAAATTCCATACCAGGTAGGCGTGTATGTTCCGGATGGAATGAATTACAGGGGCGAGTGGTATGATCTCAAAGCAATTAAGAAGGCAAAGAGGAAAGACAGAAGCAGGCCGGTATCAGAAATGCTGTTGATGATGTTCCGGTCTGCAGCGAGAGACAGGAGGTGCCGGAATTGAAGCTGAGAAGATGTAATAAATATATGTTTCAGACAGTGAAGTGCAGTAAATACATGAGAAAAATTAACGATGGAAAATGTATAACGCTTCTGACTGGGGATGAAACAGAAAACGGAAAGCCTGCATACTTCTACACAGATTACTCAGAGAAAAAAGAGAAAGACAGATTTAGGGAGGTTCCGGCAGAAGATTGGGGCGGTGGAGACTTTATGAAAACATATTACGAACCGTCAGAAAAGGAGTTTGTTGGAATTATTATAGGCATGAAGATGATTGTGGTAAAAGCAGAATTGTTTTGCGACACAAATTATGGGTACGATGGCTCGGAAAAAGATTACATAGGAAGAGATGTAAAAGAGCAAATGAAAGTCGCTATAGTTGCCTATGGATGCAATAAAACAAGACTTGTACCAATGGATAGCTTTGAAATAATAAAGGAGGAAGATAAATGCTGATATTACCAATCAAGAAGAAGTGGTTTGATATGATTGCTTCCGGTGAAAAAACAGAAGAGTACAGAGAAATCAAGCCGTACTATGACAGCAGATTTATGAACGCTTTCGGTTTTATCCTGGTTGGAGGTCAGATGGTATATGGAGATGCAGCACCGGGAGAAATCCGGAAGCCATGGCCGGTACCGATAGTATTTAGAAATGGTTATTCCAAAGAATCTCCGGAAATCATCTGCAAATGCACATTACATTTTGGAAAAGGTAAGCCGGAATGGGGAGCTGAACCAGGAAAGATATACTACGTGTTAAAAATACAGGAAGTAGAGAGGAGGTGCGCAGTGTGAGTTCATTAAACACAGGGAAGAGGACGTGCAGACAATACGGCTGTATATGTGCAACGTGTCTGATGAGGAATACCGGAAGATATTATTGCACGACAAACTGTAATGATTGCAATCCGGATTTGCCTGCTAACAGGAGAGAGGATAAATGCGAGGAATACACAAGGAAACCCGATAATTACCCATGCCGGTGTTTACACAAAGATCACTATTGCATAGAGTGCATATTTTCTAAAATAAAAGGTAGATACGACATAACGAAAGCACAGGGCATGTGCAAACTGGGTGACTGGTTTCACAAAAATTGGATAACAACGGACGAAGCAAACGAGATGATAATGAGTTTACCCAAAGAAGAAAGAGAAAAATACATATTTGCAGAATGATATAGGAGGTAGCTATGAATAAAGTAATTTTGATGGGTCGCCTCACACGTGATCCGGAAGTTAGATATACTCAGGGAGAGCAGGCTATGGCAGTGGCGAGATACACCCTGGCAGTTGACAGAAGAGGAAAAAACCAGGAAAACTCAGCAGACTTCATCCAGTGCGTTGCATTCGGCAAGGCGGGAGAGTTCGCTGAGAGATACCTGCATAAAGGGACAAAGATTGTGCTGACCGGCAGAATACAGACTGGAAGCTACACGAATAAAGAAGGCCAGCGTGTATATACGACAGACGTTGTAGCAGAGGACCAGGAATTTGCCGAGAGCAAAAACACCGAGGGCGGTGGTACATATAGCAATCAGCCAGCACCGGCACCACAGCAGAATGACGGTGGATTTATGAGCGTGGACGAGGACAGCGAATTGCCGTTCACATAATAGGAGGTATAGATGCAATGCAGGACAATATGAGCCAGGAAGATGTTGAGAAGGTAGAGGCATTCATACAAAACGAAGAACTATGTGATTTTTGCACGCTTAGCGAAGAATGTCCGAAAGGAATGAGGTGCTATGGCGGAGAACCGATAGAACCAGCCTGTACGGATTTAAGCGATCATTTTGTAGAGATGTGCATAGATAAAGAAGCAATATTAGAGTACCTGGAAGGATTGGAGGAATGATTGTGAAACAGTACACATTGAATCGTAAGACGTACAAGGACGTAAAGAAAATGGATCATCAGCAGATGGACCAGTTCTGTCAGAATTTATACAAGGCAGGCCATGCAGACGGAATGAAGGATGCGGAAGGATTGACAGAGAGTGAGGTTCGAGATGTGATCTTGGGCGTAAAAGGAATTGGGTCAAAGAAAGCAGAGGACATCGTGAAAGCTCTGACGAAAGCACAGAAAGAAAGGAGTTAATTGACAAATGGATAAGAGTAAGGTATATTTGGAAGTACCGGAGTTCACTGGCGAAAATGTTCCGGTAGCGGTTGCAGCAAGAGTGATGAAGAAAGACCAGCAGTTTATACGCCAGGGTATTATCCTTGGATTTTTGAAATTCGGAGTTGCATTCAAGAAAGAAGGAAGCAGCCAGTACGACTACTACATTTCCCCGATGAAATTTTGGGAAGAGACAGGGTTTGTATATGCCGGAGAAGAGTGCTAA